GCAGCTTCGGTGGTGCGAGCTGCGGCGGCGCTTCCTATTCTTTTGGCGTTCGCCCGGCTTTCTGTATATCTTAAATCTGCGCCCCCTTGTGGGGCGCACAAGGAGGTTTATTAACAAGTGTCTGTATTGAAATCGAAACGAAAACCGTCACAGTTTGAGGTATTTCACCACCTCAACAAAATGCGTAAGGAGGTCACGGATTTACTGCTCCGTGATTTCGGGTACGACCTCGACAAAGCCGTAAAGAAAGTCGAAAAGACCTTCGGCGGCAGACCGTATGAGGAGTTATCACCCGATGAAAAAGTCCGATATGAAAAGCTCATGGAAAAGAACACTGCGTTTGCAGAATGGTTCATCGCAGACGAGCGAAAAGTGATTGTTGATTGTCTGCGTAGTATCACCGAGGAGGTATATGTTGCAAACAGCATTTACCCAACCTACCGGGAAGAACTGGTTGAACGTAGAGTTCACCAAGACCGAGCAGTCGGACAGTGTTATAGGCTCACACAGGAATTACAGTATGCTATCGAGACCCTTCCTGTCGATGTGAACAAGTACCTTCGTTTCGCTGAAATGATACAGACTGAAATAAACCTCCTTAAAGGTTGGAGAAAGTCTGACAATAAGTTCAAGTCGGCTCTCCAAGAGGGTAATCTCTGATTCCGCTTCCAATTTCGCCAATGTCAACAACAACGGTAATGCGAACTACAACAACGCTTCCAATTCTAATGGCGTTCGCCCGGATTTCGATTCTGTGATTGAGTAGCCTATCGAGCGTTTCACAGACAGAGAAAGGAGAGATTATCCTTCCGTATGGTAAATACTAAATGCGACACCTCCTATTACGATAGACGAGGTTATCAGCGCAAGATATTTGATGGAAATGTTCTTTACGAAAGTAAAGCTAAAGCAATGAAAGGTAGTGATTGGAAACCACAGGTACAGAGGTTTAACATGACCTATCTGTTGGAGTTATCGAAAATGCAACGAGACCTTGAGAACATGGAGTATGAGTTCTTACCAACTACAAACTTCACCTTGCATGAACGAGGAAAGCTCCGGCGTATTACAGGTGAACAGGTTCAAGACAGAATCGTGAAACACGCTCTCTGTGACGAGGTTTTGAATCCTCTGATTGAACCACACCTCATTTATGACAATGGAGCAAGCGTTGTCGGAAAAGGTATCGCTTTCACTCGTAAGAGGTTGCTCGCCCACCTTCGGAAATATTATGCACATCATGGTAGCAACGAAGGGTACATTCTTCTGATAGACTTCTCGAAATACTACGACAATATCAGACATGATGTGCTGTTAAAGCTGTTTGAGCAGTATGTCGATGATGAACACGCCCTGTGGCTTCTGCGGAAGACCATAGAACGCTCAAGGGTCGATGTATCGTACATGAGCGATGAAGAATACGAACACTGTCTCGACAGGTTGTTTGATTCTCTCCTCTATCAGTATATGAACCCGAAGCTGTTCACAGGCGAAAAGTTCATGGGAAAGCACCTCAATATCGGAGACCAAGTGGCACAGACCGCCGGAATCTCTTACCGAATACGAATTGATAACTATGTCAAAATCGTTCGTGGTGTGAAATTCTACGCTGGCTACATGGACGATAGTTATGCTATCCACGAGAGCAAAGAGTTCTTACAGGAGCTTCTTGAGGACATTATCGAGATAGCGAACGAACTCGGAATCACGGTCAATACCCGGAAGACGAGAATCTGTAAGCTCTCCGAGCATTGGCGATTTCTTCAAGTTCAATACTCTCTAACGGACACCGGGAGGGTGATTCAGAAAATCAATCCCAAACGGCTTACCGCAATGAGACGGAAAATGAAGAAACTCGCTCCGAAGCTAACAGAAAAGGAGTTTACGGACTTCTATAAGAGTTGGTTTAAGAATCATTACAAAATAATGAGTAAGAAACAACGAAGTAACATGGACACCCTGTTCAATCAATTAAAGGAGGTAACGAAATGTACACTATCACCCTTGCCAATGGCAAAAAGCTGACCGGGCTGGATATGAACGGCACGAACTATGTCAGCAAAGAAAAGGTGGACGAGACTATTTTCAAGGATAATCTCTCTACTATGAAGGTCTCCGATGGAGAGACCGAGACTACCTACACTGATATGGTCTTCATTCAGCAGATGGAATGGGCTGACGGCACTTTCTATCTTGCGTTCCGTGAGAAGACCAAGGAGGAGAAGCTGGTAGCCGCTCTCAACGCAACCTCTAATAGTATCACCGATGTACAGGTGGCACTTGCGGAAGTATACGAAATGGTTTTAGGAGGTAACTAACTATGGCTAAGATTTACGTTGCACTGATTCGCAAAGGTCTCAAGACCATTAACGATGTACCCGAACAGCTCCGAGAGGAAGTCAAGAAGCTGTTGGAGGAATAATCATGCTGTGGCGCATTATGCTATGGCTCAACAGGAAGGAGGTGAAAAACATGGCTGTTATCTATGTGGCACTCATTATCAAGGGTAAGCGTACTTACGCAAGCGTTCCGGCTGTTCTCAAGGAACAGGTAAAGGAAATGCTCATTGACCTTGAGCTGGAAGACCTTATCACGGAATAAGGCGGCATGAGGGAGGGTCGCTCCCGGCTCTCCCTCACATTCTAAAAGAGGAGGACAAGAAATGTGAACATTGAGTTCAATCAGATTCTTACCTTCGTCTCCGTTGTTGCCGCCGTGTACTTTGCTTTCAAAAGCAATAGTCGAGCCAATAATGACGAGGTGAGCAAGAAAGCACAGGTTGACGCTATTCTGTCTCAAAAGCTGGATTCTATCAGTGATGATACGAAAGAAATCCGCAAGGAAATCACAGACGTTAAGGTCAAGGTCAACGACCTGTCCGAGCGTGTCGTGATGGTTGAGCAGTCTACGAAATCCGCACACCACCGACTTGACCGATACGAGGAAGAAGAAATCTACCACGGTAAGCCAAGAAAACAATGGTGGGTATGAAAGGGGTGATACCCGATGAACCATTCAGATTTTGTCAAAACCGTTGCGGCGTATATCAAGAAGTACGCCCCGGTGTACGGAATCGAGGTCGTGTCACCTATCATCGCCCAAGCGGTGTTGGAAAGTGGCTACGGCACTTCCGAGCTGGCTGTAAACGCTCATAACTACTTTGGTCTGAAATACCGTGAAGGTCGTTGCAAGACCTGTATCGGTATCTATCACATGGTAGGAAGTGAGCAGAACGCAGACGGCAGTTACACCAGTTCTGCTATGCAGTGGTGTAAGTTCAAGGATATGGAAAACGGAGTTATCGGCTACTTCGATTTCATCAACATTCCGAACTATAAAAACCTCAAGGGCGTTACCGACCCTCGGAAATACCTTGAGAATATCAAAGCCGATGGCTATGCTACGTCTCACAAGTATGTGGACAACCTCATGCGTGTTATTGAGACATGGCATTTAACCGATTATGACAAGAAGGAGGAAACAAAAATGAGCAACAGTCCTTTGGTGGTCTACACCAAGCTCTCCCCGAACCATTCCGGGCAGAGAACCCATTCCATTGACCGTATCACGCCGCATTGTGTAGTAGGTCAGCTCTCCGCAGAGAGTATCTGTGGCTGTTTTATCAGCACATCTCGACAGGCGAGTTGCAACTACGGTATTGGCACTGACGGTCGTATCTCCATGAGCGTTGAGGAGAAAAACCGTTCGTGGTGTTCGTCCAGTCGTGAGAACGACCAGCGAGCAGTCACTATCGAGTGTGCGTCTGACAAGACCGCTCCGTATGCGTTCAATGACGCTGTGTATGCGTCTCTCGTGAACCTGTGCGTTGATATTTGTCAGCGTAATGGCAAGAGCAAGCTCTTGTGGCTGGGCGATAAGAATAAAACCCTTGCCTATGCGCCGAAGTCCGATGAAATGGTACTGACGGTACATAGATGGTTCGCCAATAAGTCTTGCCCGGGAGACTGGCTGTACAACCGTCTCGGCAACCTTGCCGCAGAGGTCACTAAGCGGCTCACAGGCGGCTCTACCAACACTGGTAAGGTAGATGTACCCTCTGACGGTAAAACGCTGTACAGAGTGCAGACAGGGGCGTTCTCGAAGCGTTCTAACGCTGACGCATGGGCGGCAAAGCTGAAAGCGGCTGGCTTCGATACCTACATCGTGCAGATGGGTAATCTGTACAAGGTACAGGTCGGTGCTTACAGTCAGAAGTCCAATGCCGAGAACATGATGGCAAAGCTGAAAGCCGCTGGTTATGACGCTTTTATCACTACCAAGTCCGGCACTGCGGCTGGTACTGCGAAGAAATCTGCGGCTGAAATCGCCAAGGAAATCTACAATGGTACTTGCTCTGACGCTCGCTGGTCTTCGTGGGGCAACGGTGCAGACCGTGTAAATCGTCTGAAACAGGCTGGTTATGACCCGAGCGAAGTGCAGTCCGAGGTCAATAAGCTGTTTTAACCCAAGTAGTAAAAGTAGTTGAAAATCGGTTTTTGCGTAAACTTTTTATAGATACGCGCGTATATAGAGGAAGTTATACGAAAAAAGCCAAGAACAGCTACTTTAACTACTTCAATCATCAAATTTAAGGAGGAAATAAACATGATTAACTGGAAAGTGCGTATTAAAAACAAGAACTTTTGGATTGCTCTGATTCCGGCGGTGCTTCTGCTGGTACAGGTGATTGCCGCTGTCTTCGGTTACACTCTCGATTTGGGTGAGCTGGGAGACAAGCTGTTGGCAGTCGTAAATGCCCTGTTCGCAGTCCTCACGATTCTCGGTATCGTGACTGACCCGACCACTGCTGGCATTGGAGATTCCAAACAGGCTCTTACTTACGAGACACCTAAAAAAGAGGACGCAGTTTAACCTACGTCCTCTACTATGAAAACAAATCCGACACAGTGCTTCACGAAAAAGAATGAGTTCGGATTTGCACTATTTGGTGGAGACGACGGGAGTCGAACCCGTGTCCAAAAGCCTATTCCCTGTCCTTCTACTATCATAGTCAGTTATTTGGGATTCCCTCCATCTGCCGGGAACTGACACCTGGCAGATTTCGGTAGCTTCATGATACGCCCATATACGCAAAGCTTAGTATATGTCGTTTCCTACATAGTCGATGCCTGGGTCTTAATGTGTAGGTGCACTAAGTCAGACAGCTGCCATTAGGCAGCGAATGCTAAATTATCTTCAGCGTTTAATTTTAGTTTTGCGATTTGACGCCATCGCCTTCGGATAGCTTCTCCAGCTGCAAGACCCCTGTCGAAACCATTACGTCCCCTTAGAGGTTTTTGATCTTGAACTGCCGCTCTGTTTCGCGGCGCAGATCCTTCTTAGCAATATCCTGTCTCTTATCATAGAGCTTCTTACCTCTGGCAACGCCAACTTCTACCTTGACTCTGCCATTTTTAAAGTAGACCTGAAGCGGTACAAGTGTATAGCCTTTTTCTGCCATTTTACCTGCCAGCTTTCCGATCTCGGCTTTATGAAGCAGCAGCTTTTTCACACGGAGCGGATCCTTGTTAAAAATATTGCCCTTTTCATACGGACTGACATTCATACCGTAAATAAACGCCTCGCCGTTTTCAATCCTGACAAATGCCTCTTTAATACTGCACTTGCCCATGCGAAGCGACTTTACCTCTGTTCCGTGAAGAGCAATGCCTGCTTCATACTTCTCGTCGATAAAAAAATCATGATATGCTTTTTTATTATTGGCAACTAATTTCATTGCCTCCTTTGACATGCTCCCACTTCCTCTCTGTCCGTTTCTAAAGTATAGCTCATTTTTCATTCTTTGTGAAGCCCAAAATCAATCGTCTTTTTCTGTAGATCTACATCTTTGACATAAACATGGATCCGATCTCCCAGACGATAGGAGTTACCCGTATGTCTGCCTACCATTTCGCAGGCAGCTTCATCATACACATAATAATCGCCCGGTATATCCGCTGCCCTGATGAGCCCTTCTACCGTATTTTCCAGTTCCACATAAATACCATATGCCATAATGCCGGAAATAACACCGTCATATTCCTCGTCCATATGTGCTGTCATATATTCGGCTTTCTTGAGCTTATCGGTCTCCCGCTCCGCTTCATCTGCCCTTCTTTCCATTTCCGAAGCATGCTTGCATACCTGCGGCAAAATATCCTTATAATGCAAGATTCTCTCTTCCTTCAGCCTGCCCCGGAGGTATTCTTTGATGATACGATGGATCTGCAGATCCGGATACCGGCGGATCGGTGAGGTAAAGTGGCAATAATATTTACATGCCAGTCCGAAATGTCCTGTACAGACATCTTGGTACTGCGCACGCTTCATACTGCGCAGGATCAGCCTGCTCAGCATATCCTCTTCCTTAGTTCCTTCAATCCTTGTCAGCAGTTTCTGCAGCTCTTTCGGATGAATCTCATCCCTTGTACCTTTCAGCGAATAACCGAAGTTATTCAAAAATGTCGTCAGCTTCTGTATTTTCTCCGGATCCGGCTTATCATGTGTCCGGTAAACAAAAGGCACTTCCAGCCAGAAAAAGTGCTGTGCCACCGTTTCATTTGCCAGCAGCATAAAATCCTCGATCAGCTTAGTTGCCACATTTCGTTCATGTGGCAGGATATCTACAGGATGCCCGCTTTTATCCAGTTTAATCTCACATTCCTGAAAATCAAAATCCACTGCACCGCGGTTTCTTCTTTTCCTGCGGACGATCTCCGACAGCTTCTGCATCTGCTCAAGCATTGGCACAAGTGCCTCACAGGCTTCGATCTCCTGCACATCGTGATCTTCCAGTATCTTCCTGACACCTGTATAGCTCAATCTCTTATCCACACAGATGACTGTTTCCGCGATCTTATAGTCTACTACGGTTCCGGTCTCATCAATTGTCATAAGACAGCTCAGTGCCAGCCTGTCCTCTCCTGCATTTAAGGAACAGACACCATTGGACAACGTATGAGGCAGCATCGGGATCACTCTGTCAACAAGATATACACTTGTCCCTCTTTCCTTTGCTTCCCAGTCCAGTGCCGAATTTTCCTGCACATAATTAGTCACGTCCGCAATATGCACGCCAAGCCGGTACATTCCTTTTTCCATCGTCAGCGATACTGCATCATCCAGATCCTTTGCATCTTCTCCGTCGATCGTGACCATCTGTACATTTCTCAGATCCAGTCTGCCTGCGCAATCTGGTTCCGAAACCGGATTAGACACTCTCTGCGCCTGATCCAGCACACGCTTTTCAAACTCAGTCGGAATACCGAACGCCTTTACGATCGAAAGGATATCTACACCCGGATCATCACGATGCCCGAGTATTTCCACAATCCTCCCTTCCGGATTTCTGCATCCCCCGCCGTAATCACTAATCTCACAGACTACCTTATGCCCATCTACTGCGCCTCCGATCGCACCTGCCGGGATGAAAATATCTGTCGGAATCTTCGTATCATCAGGAATCACAAATCCATAGCTTTTACTCTTTTCAAAGGTACCTACTACCTGTGTGATCTCATGTTCCAGTACAGAAACGATTTCCGCCTCCTGCCTTCTGCCCCTTGAAGGCGGCAGTAGCCTGAAGCTGACTTTGTCATGATGAAAGGCTGTATGCACATATTCCTCCGGAACATAATAATCTTCTTCCTGTCCTTCTACCTCAATGAAACCAAATCCCTTTTCATTGGCTATAAAACGTCCTTCCAGAATCGGATTTTCCGGTGCTTTATATTTCCCGCGCTTGGTAATCTCGATCGCATGCTCTTTTAAGAGTTCTTCCAACGCCTGCTTCAGCTGCGGTCTGTCCTCAGGCTCTACCTGCAAAAAAATCGCCAGTTCTTTTTCCTTCATAGGCACATAAAGTGCGTCGCGCACAAGATCGTATATGATCTTTTTTCTTTCTTCAAAACTTTTCTTTGCCATTCTATTCCTCACTACTTAAATACTGTCTGCAAAAAGAAAAGCACTCTTGAAAAAGAGTGCTTTTGTAATCATAAACCTTTAAAATTTGTTTATATTCAATACAACTGCCAAAACCATGAATAATACTGCCATCACACGTGTGATCTTCACAAGCGCACCTTCCATGGAACGACCTTTATTCTTACCCCAATAGCTTTCAGCAGCACCGCTGATAGCTCCAAGACCTGCACTCTTACCTTCCTGCATTAACACTATAATTGTTAAACCGATACAATCGATGATAAATAACACTGTTAAAATAATTCTGATAACGCTCATTTATAAACCTCCTACTGTCACAAACATTATTATTCTAGCATACCTATCATCAAATTACAAGCCTTTTCTTTTAATTTCAATATATAAAATCAAAACAAGTTCAGAATACTAAATTTGGAATACCGCCATACTCTGTTCCATTGTATGAGAAATATTCTTTAGGCTGTCTGCTTCTTCCGACAACTGATCTGATATTGCCTTTACTTCCGTTACAGAAGCAGATGTTTCCTCTGTGGAAGCTGCATTTTCCTGTGCGATTGCTGACAGATTCTGTACAATATCGATCACGCCGCTTCTTTCCTTGTCAAGTTGCTTTGTCTTATCGTCAATTGCTGACATACCGGCTATAGACTGCTCCACATTTTTCTGTATCTCATCAAATGCCTGTTTTGTATTATCTACGTGTTCGCTCTGCTTTTTAAAGATTTCCTTTACATCCTCCATAATGGAAACTGCTTTCTGGGAATCTTCCATCAGAACACGAATGATCTCACTGATCTCTTTTGCGGATTCATTTGACTGCTCTGCCAGCTTCTGGATCTGTGCTGCTACAACGGCAAAGCCGCGTCCCTGCTCACCGGCTCTTGCTGCTTCTATCGATGCATTTAAAGAAAGCAGGTTTGTCTCTTCCGCAATCTCCGTGATCATACTTGCCGCCTCATGGATCTTGCTTGCAGATGCATTTGTCGTATCTGTCTGTTCTGCGATCACATGAATATACTGCATTGCCTGACCATTTACCTGTTCCAGCTGCTCAAGTGCCTCTGTCGCGCCCTGCCCGGACTGCTGCATGCGCGTTGCATATTTCATCAGATCATCTACCTGATTCGCCGTCTGCTCTACCATATCGCCCATATTGACAACTTTTTCTGTTGCAAGCTGTGTATCTCCTGCCTGAGAAGACGCGCCGTCTGCGATTTCTCCTACTGCACTGTCAAGCTGCTGCATCGTTGTGGCAGTCTCGGAAGCACTATCATGCACATGATCGGAAGCCTCAAGAAGGAGACCGCTCTGTTCACGTACCTCTCTGACTACGTCCGCAACCTCTGTCCGCAAATACTCCAGTGCGCGGCTCATTGCCCCGATCTCATCTTTTCTGGCAAACAGCTTCTGTCCCGTCTCATGATCAGAAAAATTCATAGAAGACAATCTGTTTGCAAATTTTGTCATTCTGACGATTGGTTTTACGATCACACCGGAGAAAATAACACCAATGATCAGACCGATCATAACCGTTCCGACCAGAGACACAGTTCCCATTCTGTTCATTTTTGTAACCGGTGCCAGTACTTCGCTTTCATTGGCAGAAACAATCAGCATAAACTTCTGATATGTACTGACATAAAGTGCTACATACTTGACCTGTCCTTTATAATCATAAATCCTGACACCACTCTTTACTTCTTTCCCATCCTTGACATCCTGTACTGCCTGCTTGACTACTTCATTCTCTACAGACTTTCCAATCTTGCCACCATCCGGATGATATACCATGGTACCGTTTTCATCTACCACATAAACATAGCAGGACTCAACGCCCTTAATGCCAACCCCATCCAGCTTTTGAGACAGAGCATCTGCCTTTAAAACATAGGTTGCGTCTCCGTCTGCCTTTTTAACTTCTCCGTCCAGGATACCTCCATATGCCATAGCCAGATCTTCAATATAGTTTTGAGACAACTTGGTTAATTCTCTTTTCGCTGTCGGTGCATAGCTCAAAATCAAAAGTATCCCCGTCGCCAGTGTAACAATAAAGAAAGAGAAAACCAGTCTTACCTTAATAGAATTCTGTGCTTTTACTTTTTGATCCATATTAACCACCCCTACTTAATTGTTTTGTAAAGTTTATTTTACCATTCCCATTTTTCCACTTCAACCATCCTGACCGATTTTTCTGTTTTTTTACACAAAATCGGTCTGTTTTCATGCGTTTTCGGTCATTTTTGCCGTGATCTGTTGTTTCTTTTCATCCTTTTTTCATATATCCAAACAGATTCTGCCGCAGTTACGATCTGCAGACAGAACCTGTCTTTTGTCAGTTTATTATATTTCCTGTTCCAGCTACTTTTATCTCTTGATCAATAAAGATTTTCCTGTCATTTCAGCCGGTTTTGTCATACCCATTGTCTCAATCAGAGTTGGTACGATATCAGCCAGACATCCGCCTTCTTTTAACGTATAAGCCGGATCATAGTTTACTAAGATAAATGGTACCGGATTGGTTGTATGGGCTGTGAACGGAGCACCTGTTTCATAGTCTACAAGCTGTTCGCAGTTACCATGGTCTGCGCAGATAAACATAGTTCCGTTGACACTCAGAAGCGCATCTACAGCTTTTCCTACGCATTCATCCACAGTCTCTACCGCTTTGATCGCTGCTGCTTCCACACCGGTATGTCCTACCATATCCGGATTGGCAAAGTTGATGATGATCACATCATATTTTTCAGATTTGATTGCTGCGCACAGCTTGTCGCATACTTCGTAAGCACTCATTTCCGGCTTCAGATCGTACGTTGCAACATCTTTAGGAGAATTGACTAAAATTCTGTCCTCTCCCTTATTCGGCTCTTCTACTCCACCGTTAAAGAAGAATGTTACATGTGCATATTTTTCTGTCTCTGCAATTCTTGCCTGTGTCATATCGTTTGCAGCAAGCCATTCGCCGAATGTGTTTGTCACTGCGATCTTATGGAATGCAACATCTTTATTCGGGATCGTTGGGTCATAATCTGAGAAGCAGACATAAGTCACATCCAGACGGTTTCCTCTTTCAAAGCCCTTGAAGTCGTCATCACAGAAGGCATGTGTAATCTCTCTTGCACGGTCAGGTCTGAAGTTGATGAATACAATGCTGTCTTTATCCTGAATGGTTGCTACCGGCTTACCATCTTCTACTACTACAGTCGGTTTTACAAATTCATCTGTCTCATCTCTGTCATAAGATGCCTGGATACCTGTCGTTGCGCTTTCTGCTGTCAGACCCTCGCCCTTTGTCAGAGCCTTGTAAGCCAGCTCTACTCTGTCATAGTTGTTATCTCTGTCCATAGCGTAGTAACGACCGCATACAGATGCAACCTTACCGATGCCAAGCTTCTTCATTTCCTCTTCAAGCTGTTCTACATAGCCTTTTCCTGATGCAGGCGGTGTATCACGTCCGTCTAAAAAGCAATGTACATAAACTTTTTTCAGATCAAATTTCTTTGCCATTTCCAGTACACCGTATAAGTGTGTAATGTGGCTGTGTACACCACCATCGGATACCAGTCCGTAAATATGCAGCGCACTGTCATTTGCCTTGCAGTTTTCCATTGCTTTTACAAGCGCCGGATTTTCAAAAAATGTACCATCCTGAATCTCTTTTGTGATTCTTGTCAGTTCCTGATATACGATACGTCCTGCACCCATGTTCAGATGTCCGACTTCTGAATTACCCATCTGACCTTCCGGCAGACCAACTGCCATTCCGGATGCATTACCTTTTACAAACGGATATTCCTTCATCAGCTTGTCCATAACCGGTGTGTTTGCCTCAGCTACCGCATTATGGTCTTTTCTGTCATTTAAACCGTATCCATCTAAGATCATCAATACTGTTGTCTTTTTACTCATGATTTATCTCCTTTTTCTTTCTTTTTCGTTTCCGTCTCGCGAAATTAGTATACACGTTCCACGGCCGTTTTTCAAGATAACAGAACGAAAAAGACAGGATATACACCCGTATACCCTGTCTTCTTCCATTTCTCATTAATCTGTCGTTACAGAATTATCGTATTTCTGGATATAAACATAAATATCGTTCTGTTCATCCAGCTTTGTAGAATTTCTCTTCTTTCCGCCTATGGAAACACCGTTAGCTTTTACATAGAAGTAATAATCCTTATATGTTTTTAATTTCTTTACAGTGTAAGCAGCTTTCTTTGTTGTGGCAACTTTTTTGAATTTTCCGCCTTCTTTTGTAGCTCTGTATACTGTATAGTTCTTGGCACCCGGTACCTTTTTCCAGCTCAGTTTCACTGCATTGTTGGAAACCTTGGCTGCAGATACATTTGCCTGTGGGATCGCATAAGCCAGATCAGACCATGCACCATACTGCTTCTCGCCGTTCATAAACGTATAAGTGCGGACACGATACTGGAACGGTGTATTCTTTACTGACTTCAGAATAAATGTCTTGGATTTTGCACGTCTACCGTAAATGTTGTATGTCTTTACCAGTTTGTTATCTGCTTTGTAGATCTCGATCTGATAACCATTTTCATATTTTGCTGTGTTGTTCCACTGCAATGTTACAATGTTGGACTTTACATCCCATGATGCAAGCTTCAGTCCCTTTACTGCAGGTGCTGTTGTCAGCACACGTGGATTTTCTACGCAGTTTTCAGATGCATAGAAGCTTGTTGTTACCTGTCTGATCGGATAAACTGCCAGATAGTATGCAGAATCTGCAGAAAGTCCTGTCAGTTTTACGGATGTTGTCTTAACAACCTGAATATCTTTTGCTGTTGCCTGTGTAGCGCCAAAGCGGATCAGATATCCTGTTGCGCCTGTGCTTGCTGCCCATGAAACAGTTGCAGATGCATTATCTGCCGCAACCTGTGTCATTGTTGCAGGTGCTTTCGGTGCTGTTGCAACCGTTGCTACGACTGCTTCACTGTACTTTGTACCGTCAAAAGCTCTGACTTTTACATAATATGTATTTCCTGCTGCCCAGTTTGCACCGGCTAAATTGATAAAAGTATCTTTACCGCCATTGCCTGTCAACGCTTCTCCCGTATATGTCTTATTATCGGATGAATAAGAATATACATAAGCGGTTGCGCCCGGTACTGCAGACCAGGAAACTCTTACTGCTGTTTCTGTGGAAATTGTCTGTTTTGCATCTTTCGGTGCTGCCAGGACTGTCACTGCCGCATCAGCCTTTACTGATGGAAGCAGCATCAGCGACATTGCAAGAACAGCCGCAAATGCCACCATAGCCTTCTTGATTTTGATCATTTTGTTCATCTAAAATCCCTCCTTGTCTATTTGAACATTACATCCTGTCCATGTCTTTATTTTACTCTAAAATGACAAATATAAAAAGAGAATTTCGTCGAAAGATTCTTAATCTTTTCTTAAGCGGCCACCGCAATGCGCATCTCCGCAGAGCGTTTTTGCGCAATAGGAACGAAGTTTCATACTATACAAGAAAAGCTATCCGACCTGCACATTGCAGATCAGATAGCCTTTCAGCATTTGCATTATTCCAGTCGCTTAAACATCTTATGAGCAGGTGGGATTAAGCATTTACGATCTTGCCGAAATCCGGCTTTAATGCAGCACCACCGATCAAGCCACCATCGATATCATCTTTGGAAAGGAGCTCAGCAGCGTTGCCTGCATTCATAGATCCGCCGTACTGGATACGAACAGCTTCTGCTGTATCTGTATCGTACATTTCAGCGATAACCTCACGGATCATCTTACATACTTCCTGTGCCTGATCAGCAGTAGCTGTTTCGCCTGTACCGATAGCCCAGATCGGTTCGTAAGCGATAACCAGTTCTTTTACCTGATCTGCTGTTACGTCTGTCAGATCCCATTTGATCTGTCTTGCGATCCACTCTTTGTATGTGCCTGCTTTACGAAGCGCAAGAGACTCACCACAGCAAAGGATTGGTTTCAGACCTGCTGCGAAAGCTTTCTTTACTTTCTGGTTGATCAGGATATCGTTCTCGCCGAAGATATCTCTTCTCTCAGAGTGACCGATGATGATGTATTCAACACCCGCATCTTTTAACATAGGAGCAGAGATTTCTCCTGTGAAAGCACCCTTGTCTTCGATATAGAAGTTCTCAGCACCAAGCTTTACGTTGGAACCTTTGATAGCTTCTGCTACAGGTACGATATCGATTGCAGGTACACAGTAGACAACATCTACTGCATCGTTTACTACGAGATCCTTTAATGTGTTAACTAATTCTACTGCCTGACTTGGAGTCATGTTCATTTTCCAGTTGCCGGCGATAATTCTTCTTCTTGCCATTTTAAATGTCTCCTTCATTTATTCTATATAGATTTATAAATATATATCTATGTGTATCTGATTCACACGGTCTGCTCCGCTTCGCTCTCGCAGCCCTACGTCTTTCGCAGCATTTGCACTTCGTGCATGCTGCTCAGCCGTTACGTTCGTCGCATACATGGTATCGTGCAAGCAAGCTTGCCAGATACCATGTCCGCTCCTCACTGTGAATCACTTTATTTGTCATCTGCAGCGTATACGCCCGGAAGCTCTTTACCCTCTAAGAATTCCAGAGAAGCTCCACCACCTGTTGAGATGTGGCTCATCTTATCTGCAAAGCCTAACTGATTTACTGCTGCTGCGGAATCACCACCACCGATGATTGTTGTAGCATCTGTTTCAGCCAATGCCTTAGCAACTGCGATTGTACCTTTTGCAAGTGTTGGGTTTTCGAATACGCCCATCGGTCCGTTCCAAACAACTGTCTTAGCAGATTTTACTGCATCCGCATAAAGCTCTGCTGTCTTTGTACCGATATCAAGACCTTCCATATCGGCAGGGATCTTGTCAGCATCTACAACCTGAACTTCGATCTCAGCATCGATTGGATTAGGGAATTCTTTTGCTACTGTTGTATCGATAGGAAGAAGGAGCTTCTTACCAGCCTTCTCAGCCTTCTCCATCATTTCCTTACAGTACTCGATCTTCTCATCATCTACTAATGACTTACCGATTTCATATCCTTTTGCTTTTAAGAATGTGAATGCCATACCACCACCGATGATCAGTGTATCGCACTTCTCGATCAGGTTGTTGATAACGTTCAGCTTATCTGCAACCTTAGCACCACCGAGGATTGCTACGAATGGTCTTACAGGGTTTTCTACTGCGTTGCCAAGGAAGTCGATTTCCTTCTGCATCAGGTAACCAACTGCATTTACGCCACCTTTTTCAGAGATATACTTTGTAACAACTGCTACAGAAGCGTGTGCTCTGTGTGCAGAACCGAATGCATCACATACATAGATGTCAGCAAGATCAGCAAGCTCTTTTGCGAATGCTTCGCCGGCTTCCTGTGGCTTTGTTTCTTCTTTTCCACGGAAACGTGTATTCTGCAGAAGAACTACATCGCCGTCTTTCATAGCTGCTACTGCATCTGTAGCTGCCTGTCCTGTTACATTGTAATCTGCTACGAATGTAACTTTCTTGCCAAGCTTTTCAGATAATCTTTCAGCAACCGGTGCTAAAGATTCGCCTTCGTTAGGACCGTTCTTTACTTTGCCAAGGTGAGAGCAAAGAATAACCTTTGCGCCATCGTTGATCAGTTTGTTGATTGTAGGAAGAGCTGCTACGATACGTGTCTCATCTGTGATCTTTCCATCTTTTAAAGGTACATTGAAGTCGCATCTTACGAGTACTCTTTTTCCTTTTGCGTTAATGTCATCGACTGTTTTCTTGTTTAATGCCATTTTAAATTGCCTCCCATTTTCATTTTAAAAAAGGGTCCGGTCCATAAGACCGGACCCTTAAAGGTCTTTACTGCTCGTCCACTAAATCTTATAATTCAGCGAAGTATTTGATTGTACGAACCATCTGAGATGTGTAAGAGTTCTCATTGTCATACCAAGAAACAACTTCTACCTGAGTCTTTCCATCTGGTAATGGAGAAACCATTGTCTGAGTTGCATCGAATAAAGAACCAAATCTCATACCAACGATATCTGAAGAAACGATTTCTTCTTCGTTGTATCCGAATGACTCTGTAGCCTGAGCCTTCATAGCTGCGTTAACTTCTTCTTTTGTTACAGCCTTGTCAACTACTGCGAATAACAGTGTTGTAGATCCTGTAGGGGTAGGAACACGCTGAGCAGCACCGATTAACTTACCGTTTAATTCAGGAATAACTAAGCCGATTGCTTTAGCAGCACCTGTTGAGTTAGGAACGATATTAACAGCACCTGCACGAGATCTTCTTAAATCGCCTTTTCTCTGTGGTCCGTCAAGGATCATCTGATCACCTGTGTAAGCATGGATTGTGCACATGATACCAGATTCGATCGGAGCTAAGTCGTTTAATGCTTTAGCCATAGGAGCTAAGCAGTTTGTTGTACAAGAAGCTGCGGAAATGATTGTATCTTCTTTTGTTAATGTTTCATGGTTTACATTGTAAACGATTGTAGGAAGGTCGTTTCCTGCCGGAGCAGAGATAACAACTTTCTTAGCACCTGCATTGATATGAGCCTGTGCTTTTGCTTTAGATGTATAGAAACCTGAGCACTCTAATACTACGTCTACTCCGATTTCACCCCAAGGGCAGTTATTTGCGTCTGGCTCTTTGTAGATCTTGATTGTCTTGCCTTTAACAGTGATTGTACCAGCTTCGTCATCAGCTGTAACCTGATCTTCTTCGCCGATAGCTACATATCTACCCTGTGAAGAGTCATATTTTAATAAGTGTGCTAACATCTTTGGAGATGTTAAGTCGTTGATTGCAACTACTTCATAACCTTCTGCACCAAACATCTGTCTGAATGCAAGACGACCGATACGGCCAAAACCATTGATTGCTACTTTTACTGCCATTTTAGTTTCCTCCTAAAAATTGAAAATTTTTATATTATTCTATCAATCCCAGAGATGAAATTGATAAAATTTTGTCAGCGAATTTATTGTAACCAATTTGTCCCTAAAATGCAAGTCAGTTTTTGAAATTTATTTGAATTCGAATATTTTATTATTTAATTGCAGGTAGGAATCCTGTTAAAAAAGAGAAAAGAGAGGTAAGAAAAATGAAAGTAGGAGAAGTAAGAATTTTAGGTATTAAGAGGACAGAAAAAGAAGGTAAGGTATCTTATACTCTGCATGGAGAAACTCCTTTCGAGGAATGGGAATCTGATTCAGTAGGCAATAAGGTTGTTTCTGAATGGACAAACCGCGTTGACCTTTCTTATCTTAAGCCGGGAGATATTGTTACTCTTTCATATGCTAAGGGCTTTCAGGGCGCAGCTGTTCTCAACAATGTATCGGTTGTTTCGCAGGCAAAGTAAATTTTTTTGTCGATTCATTTGTACCGCCCTCTGTGTTGACCCCACACATGGAGGGCATTCCCTTTTATAGTGGGGTTTTAAATCGGTAGTAATTGCAATTTCTATATATGTAACCCGTAAACAGTGAAAGAATAACAGGAGGATATTATCATGGGTGGAGTTTTAGCAGCAGATGCTGGCGCAACTACTATTGCAAGTGCTTTAACTGATATTGGTACAATCGTTACTAAGGCTGTAAGTATCATTACTGATAATGCTGTTTTGTTCGTGATCTTCTGCGGTGGTCTGATGGGTATCGGATTTAAGATCGTTAAGCAGGCGAAACGTGCGGCAAAATAAGGAGGTAGTGACATGGCAGAAGCGTTACCTACTATCGGAGATCTTGCAAGTAAGGCTCTTGGTATTATTACCGGGAATCCTGTACTTTTTGTAACTTTCTGCGGCGGTCTGATGGGTATCGGTTTCCGGATCGTAGCACAGGCAAAACGTGCAGCCAAATAATCTAACAAAGGCAGCCGGGCAACTAATAGGTTGCTCGGTTGTTTTTATGTAAAGGTGGTGTTTTATGAAAAAGATAAAGAAAATAGTAAAAAGTATTTTGTGCGGTTTGATGGCTGTAGGCTGTTTGTTATCTTCTACGCTTCCAGCATATGCTGCTGATATTGGTTGTTCTGTAAGTTATGCTAATTCATTTAATGAAGATGGGACTCCAAAATCATATGTTGGTTATGATCCTAGTAATGCTTTTTCTTTTTATGCAATTACTTTTTTGGGTAATTCTGATGGTTACCATTTTTTAGTTGGTCAGCTTACTGATAATTTGAATGATCTTACTTCTTTAAAGACTACTACACATTTTGTTGATCCGAAAAAGGATGATGTTGTATTAGAGAAACAATATTCAGCTAAAGCAGTTACTGTATTGGATTTTTTGAAAAAAACTTATAATTCTCAGGGAACTACAGGAGCTACTTTGTATGATCTTTCTGTTACAAAGATATTAGAGAATCCAAATTATAGTAATTATACAAAGGAATTTATAGAGAAAGCCCTATCTTCATACTATTTTGCGGTCAACTATAAAAATTATGGTATTAATATAGGCGATTCCAAATTTGAGTTTAGTGCACAGAAAAAATGGTCAATAATGGATTTTGTTTTTTATCTTTTAAATTGTTATGAAAAGGGTATAAAGCCGGGAGAGGATCAGCAGGATTCGGACAATCCACCTAAGTTTTATTTAAAAACTTATAATGATTATAGTATGAATAAGTATTCAGAATATACGTTGACTTGGGATACTAAAGATTCTTTTGTTGATGGTAAAGAAAGTGATTATGGTTTTAAAGTTTATATTGGTACGGAGAATAAGCCATCAGATGCAAAGGTATTGGATTCTACAAAAATAAGCCCTTGTTTGTTTTCAGCTAGTAGCTTGGTATTTACTTGGCAGGATGTTAAAGATCTATTTTCTTTTCTGAGTACATCAAAGTTGGAAAATCGTTTTGATGTTTTTATTCAGATAACAGATAAAAGCGGAAAAGCTGTATCTGATAATTATATACATTTTTTGGTAGTTAAGCGAATGGAAATTCGTGATAGTAACTATGTCGATAAAGATGGTAATGAAAAATCATCATATGGTAAATGGGAAAATGGTCAATTTAAATATACTGATGGTCGTGAAACTTCTGCAGATGATAAAACGACTAATGGTAATGGATCTTCTACTGCACCGGGAAGTAATGTAAAAAATGATGGTTATACAAATACAGAAAACGCTCCTAGTTCGTCCAATATTGATGCATCAGCGACAAAATCTTTGATAAAAACTTTAGATACGATCGTTACAACTTTGGGGGATGTTCCTGCATTTTTGGCAAAAGTATATTCATGGTTGCCAGTTGAAATCATTACTTTAATAGGTACTGGTATTGGTTTGATTGTTGTTGTCGGTATTGCAAAATGGGTATTGTGAGGTGTTTTTTATGATGCAAATATTATATGCTTGCGCGGATTTCTTAAAAATACCGTTTACTTTTTTGGGTTTTAGGGTTTCACTTTTCGCTTTTATACTGTTTGACATTGTGGCTTTTTTGCTTATTTGGGTTGTTTTTGAAGTATTTAATAGTTAGAAATTTCTATTGTTACTTTTTGATTGTGGTTATTATCCGGGTTGTCTTTTTTATATTCGTTTCCCAGTTTTAACATACCTATGATAGCTATTATGGCAAATGCTATGGAAATAATGACAGCTAAAGATAATACCATTTTTCCAAATAATTCTAAAAAGGCTTTTATTGCTTTCATTGTGTTGTTCCTTTCTTTTGTTTGATGTTGTTTATTATACAGGAAAGTACAGTTTACAAGGGACTACAAAGAGTAGGTATCTGACGGGAGGGGTTCCGCCCGTCAGATTTTCCATATGATGTTCAAGCTGTCGCTTGTAGCGGCTATGGTGGTAATCATTAAATCCACCACCCGCCGCTTGTCGTCAAAGGATACATTCTCCCAAGTGTCGAGGTAGCCGGAAATCTGGCTGACCTGTTCCGGGCTAATGGCTTCCACCGTCAGCTCCGCTATCCTCGCCAGAAGTTCCTGCTTGCGCCCGTCCAGTTCCGCTATCTTCACATTCACATAGGAGAGCAGGACATTGTTTGCACCCGTCAGACTGTCCACCAGCTTTTCAATCTCGCTGTCCACATGGGCAAGCTCCACTTGCAGTGCTGCAATTTTCGGGTTTGCCTTTGCCGCTTTCTTTCTGCCTGTCAGCGTCTTGTAGCTTGCCAGTTTCTTTACCATCTGCTGATAAACAACCGCTTCCAGTTCCGAAGTAATGATTTTCCCGCACCCCGGACAACTCTTGTTATCCAGCCGTTTCGTACAGCGAAGGTATTGCTTGCCGGAGGGATTGAAGATACTCATAAGGGCATACCCGCAGTTCCCGCACTTGATTTTTCCCGCCAGCCATGTATGGGTGGCTTTCCGGGCAGACTGGATTTTCATGTTGTTCATCAGCTTCTTGCGGCAGGTCAGCCAGATGTCGGAGGGGACAATGCCCTCATGGGGAGCCAGTACCAGCATTTGGTCTTTCAAGTCGTTCTTTTTGCTGGGCTTCACATCCCGCCCTTGATACAGATAGCAGCTGTTCATGCCAGTAAAATCGGCAGCGTCATTGACAATGACCGTCCCTTGACTTTTGAAAAATTCGTACACATCAAGGTCTGCCTGCACATAGACAGGATTGCGTAACATCTGCGCCAGCGTGGGGCGTATCAGCTCTTTGCCATGGAACAAAATCC